TTCGTAGAAGTTCAGCAAACTCCCAAGCCCGAAGGTCTTGTCTTTCGTGGCGTTCATCAAGGTCGATGATAGTCAAATCAATGGCCTTGGTCAGCCGCTCGACCTCGGCCTTGAGGCGGGCGTTCTCTGATACAAGTGCATCCTTGTCTTCCGCACATTCATCAAGGGCTACAGGATAGTAATCAACGAAGTCTGAGTAACGCACCCAAGTCTCGGTAGATGTATACTTTGGCGTAAAGGTCTGCGACCTTACGCAAGAGCCAGTAATAATGAAGAATGGAGGGAGTTGTTTATTCATTGTTCTTCTTTCTGGATTTTGCCTTTTTAAGGGCTTCTGTCAATTCCATATTTTCAGAATTTAACTTTTCGTTGTTCTCTGAGAGTTCACGAACCATATGAGAAAGGCGTAGCGTCTCCTTGTTAAGCCACTCAAAGTGCTGTTGACGATAGCCGTAGCCTCCGTTGGCTTCGATGCCTTCTAACTTGGCCTCAAGACGCTTAATCTGCGTGGCTCTCTCCGCAAGATGACCACGCTGTTCCGCAACAGTCATCTCAAGACACTGGATACGGTCTTCTGGAGTCGGCTCTCGTAGTGAGTTATCGCTTAGAAGGTTTTTTAGCCACTTCATGTTTTTTTATTGGTTTGGGGTTTAAGTTGTTTTGCACTAACCAAGCCTTACGCTCAAAACGATTAATGCACTTATCCATCATACGCAACCATTGCATTTGGTCAAGCAAAACTTTATAAGTAATGCCACCTGTCGTCTCTGTCATCTCATACTTCCCGTTGGCAGGATTCCACTGCCATTTCGGGAGTATGTTTCTGAGTTTCTTTTTGAACTTCTTACGCTTGGATAACGCTGACCGCTTAATCTTCGATTTTGCGGAACGCTTCATCAAACGGGAAGTTCTTAGCCTTTTCAAGTTCTTCTGGCGTGGTCGCAAGAGACATTTTGCTAATCTTGGTGACAAGCATATCGTTCTTGGCCTTGAGGTCGTAGATTTCGGCACGAAGGGCGTGGTTGTTAGCGATGATTTCGCTACCAGCACGGTTCATCATGGCAAGTTCTTCACGAAAGAAGATAGCATCCTCACCTGCAAGTTCAAGAATCTTCTCAATCTTACGCATACGCAGGTTAGTGCGTTCGACATTGCCGTAATACTTGTCGGTATTCACATTTTTGTGGCCTTTGCCACCGCAACAGGAGTTTCCCATGTGATTACGAGTTTCCGAGGATGAATGCGGCGACAGCCGCATCGAGGGTCTTCTTGCCTCCGTTATGCTCCTTGCAGGAGATGAGAACCTTATTCTCGATATATCGGTCAAGTGCCATAGCGAAGTCAGCCGAAACACGCTTTCCGTGGGTCTTGGCAAACTTTCGAACAGCGGAAGTCTTGACATAGTTAGTCTTTGTGGGGGAGGCCATATTAGTTATATTTGTGGGTGGTTAGTGGTGAGAGATACAGTATGCACAGTTTTTTCAAAAAAGCAAGCACTATTTTAGTCATTGATGAACTTGGTCAGTTCCGTGCCGAGGCACTCAACATCGTCCTTGAAGTTGCGTAGTTCGGCTTCAAGCAGGTGCAGTTGCTTGACGACCTCATCAAGGGAGCGTTCAGCACGGCCAAGGCGGGCTTTGGAGCGTTCAACCTCATCAGCATCCACGCCGTCATCGCTATCGTCCTCAAGGCAAGTCTCGACCTCTTCCTTGCACATATCAACCCAGTGCTTGGCATCGTAGACCTCTTCAACCATAGCCGAGAGGTGCTTGGCTTTCTCAGCCATCTTATTAAGGTAAAAGGACTTATACTTGAGTGCTTCTGTGTTCGTGTTTTTCATAGTCCACTCAGTATCCATACTTTTTTAAAAATAGCAAGTGCCTTTTTATCTATTTTCTTATTGAGACAGTATTGAGATTGAGATTGAGTCTCAGTATCAATAAGCATCTGCTTGCGAATTGTCTTGACAGAAAGCCACAGCCTCAGTATAATCTATATATTAAGAAACCGAATTACAAAACAAGCACCCCGCAGGGGGTGCGACCTTGCTACCTCATTTCCTCATCATCAATATCATAATCCTCATCAAACCAAAGACAATGGCTTTCATCTTCATAGTCATCTGAGGATGACCACCCAGAATCATTATCTTCATCGTCTGGGTCTATCATAAAGATATATTATTGGCTATCATAAATGCCTTACAGGCATTTATATGCTTACACTGATAAGGCTTCATCCATAAAAAGTAATCAGCCTGTCTAAACTCCCAATCCTCGCAAGAACACTGATAACGACCATCATTCTCAAGAAGGTCTACCAAATGCACGACCTCTGGTCGTGATTCGCTCCACACCAAGAACCTGTGGTTGCAGTCGTAAAACTCTACCTCAAGGCTCTTGTGTGATAATGATTGGGGCTTTCTTTCCTGCATACGCTATTCCCCGAACAGTATTGTATTCGTAAAATTCAAGGGCTTCCTCGTATTCCATCCCATCTACATCTTGGAGAGCCAGAAGTATCCTGTTCTCTGAGTAGACTATGCGTCCATCGCTGGTGAGGCCAAGAATAGCACGGTCAAAGGTTTCGTTTGGCTCAAGCCGTAACGCCTTTGGGTCAGCGTTAGCAAGCAGTTCTTCAATCTTTTGTTTGTTTGTCATTATTAATCAAATTTCAACTTTTCGATAACCCTCACGCCACAGGACGGCGGAAATCATTTCAGAAATACGCTCAATGCCTTCTTCTGTGATTTCTGGCTGGGCTTCATGTAAGATTTCGTGGACAAGGGTATCAAGCATTTCTGAAGGCTCTTGGCGAGGGTCAACTTTAATAATACCATCGCTCCAAATTCCGAACGGAGTCTTGGATTTGCCATTTTTTTGAAGTTTTGGTCGTGAACTGCCAAGTTTGGCATACACAACTTTTGGTAGGTTTACTTTATCAGCCATTTTATAATACAGGGTCGTATGGTTTGTCTGGGCTAATATGCCAATATGTTTGCATACCGCATTCTTTGCAGTCGCTTGAACCACGATAGTTCTTACAGATTTCACCAGTAAAGAGGTCAACCCTCTTGGCTACATTGACAGTTGCTATACCCCAGTTCCTTTTATCACAATACTCGCAAGGCTCATACGGTTGTATGTCCATCGGAATATTATAATTTGGGAATTCGGCCACTACCTTGCTGAGTGTCTACTCGGCTTAAAATTAAGTTCCTTCAGATACTTATCACGAATTTTTCGTGCCTTTACATCGTCTTTATCCAAGGGCTTGACTATTACCTTTCCTCCGATTGTAACCTTTAGATAGAAGACCCCACGGGGGTCTGGCTTAATCATATGATGGTTTTCGTTCTTAAGAAAATGATTAACATCAAGAACGGGCGGGGCTATTTCAATACGAGTTCCGTCTTCATTAAACTCATAGTCCGTCCCAGCCTTAAGGAGATACTTAACACGCTCTGGGTCAATGCCGAGGCCGTTAGCCCTCCACAGCATATCTTGCGTCACAGGGCGGGCCTTCCCGCCCACAAACGGGTTACTTGAATTGGCGTGTAAGGTCATTGATTTTTTCGCAAAGTTCCTTCATGTCCTTGTCCTTAAAGGAAAGCATCATTTCAAGTTCTAAGATACGCTTTTGCATATCCTCTATGCCGTCTTGGCCTTTAAGCATTGCTTCAACTACTTCTGGACTTGTTCCAAGAAGCACTGCAACGCCTGTTATTGAATTTGAGCGGGATTTCTTCACTCAGAATACTATGCCGATTGTAAAAAGAATGTCAAGATTATTCCTCAACAGAACTACGCTTCTTCTTTGGCTTCTTCTTAGTGACCTCAACTGCGTCATCGAGACCAATGCCTCCATCAATTTGCTCATCGGCAACCTTATACCAAGTCATTGAGTCTTCTGCTTGCTTCTTGTTATTCTCGATAACCTCCTTGCCATCCACGAAGTCCCAGAGGGTTGGGAGGCGAGTGCGGCCAGACTCAGCGGGAAACCACGCTTCAGAGTAAGCCCAATTCTGAACATCCTTGGCTTCGAAAACATCAGACTTCATTAGCAATTGAATTTCGTCAAATGTAGCACCAATATCAACGGCCAACTTGTCCATTGGAATCTTGTGCTTCTCTACGAGTTCACGAACATACTCGCTCATGCGGAACGCAAGGTGCGTTCCCTTGGCTCTATTAATACGGACAGTGATGACCATTGCCTCAACATCAGAAATGTCGAGGACGGCACATGGAACTCTTCCGTGATACTTTGAACGAAGGCTCGGAGAAAGGCGACTGAGCGTCCAGCGATGGAAGCCGTCTATGATGACATTGTTCTTATTAATTAAAATTGGCTGAATCCATCCTGTGAGAAGAATTGAACGCTCAATGAGGTTCATCTCTGCATTCATAACCCTGTTCGGGTTATAATGGTTAGCCACAAGTTGGTCGCACTCAATCCATTGAATGTTCTCTACTGGCTCAAGTTTGTTTGGTTCATTTGTCATAAAAGTTTTTTCCATTCTTTCTGGTTTTTGCGGAAAGGCAAGAGTAATTTCCAGATTTGTCCACGGACGAAGTATTTGAGGACATAATCATAAGGGTAGTTATTCATGCCCTTATTTCGCTCAGATTCGCTTAACTTCCCAATCTGCACAAGACGCTGTAAAGCCAAGTCACGAGACTTGCCCTCCTCGTAATGCTCACAAATATACCTGTGGATACCATCCCAATTCTTTCCATACTTCTCTTGAACAACAGCATCATTACGAGACTCCGAGTATCTATCGTGAGTCGCTTGGTCTGGAAATATTTTAAGAAGTTGGTCATAGAACTGCGGGTCGATTTGTCGAAGTTTTTTAAGGTGTCTGATTTTCTCTGGGTGGAGGAATGGAGAGGTTCTTAGTTCCATTTTGGCATAGAGTTGCCAGTCATAAATTTTGCTATAAGGCAGTTTATTGTCGTAAAGATACTTGAGAACATCACGCTCTTCCCAGTCATACATCGGCTTGCAAAGGGTAGCCCACTTGCAACCGTTAGACTTGTTGATGTAATTTTCTACGAGTTTATTTACTGACCCACGCCAGCGGAAACGAGACTCAGACGCACGGATGCCATTCATCTGGGCTACCTTCCCCGTAAACCATTGACACTGATATTCTTCGATTTCCTTAGCCCACCATTCTAAGTTCCATATTTCTTCGGTTGGTCGAATTGCATAGTCTGGAATTGGACGCATCGTTTCTCGATTGCGGAAGTCCCACTGCCTGTATTCGATTGGCTTGTTAAATACATATCGTAAGGAAGGTTCTGGGATGAGTAGATGATGCATACGCACCCAAGGCATTGAGGCGTAGTGTCTAACGAAATCCACCGTGTTCCCGAGGGTAAATTCATCGTGTCTGAAGACACAGTTGACAAACTTAAGTCCTCTCTCTTGTGCGACCTCCCAAGCAAGGTGAGCAAGAACTTGCGAGTCCTTTCCACCAGAGAATAAGACGATGGGGGTGTCGTGAATATCATAAATGTGGTGTATTCTTTGCTTTGCGGCAGTAAGAACATCAATCCCCATTGGGGACTTAAATCGGCTCATTTGATTTCGCTGGCTATGGCTATAAGTTTGTCCGCAAGTTTGCGGAGTGCCGATACATTATACTGAACATACTCGCCGTCAAGTTGAAAAGACAACTCTCCAGCAATATTGCGAAGCGTTTCAATATTGTCTTTTCTTTTATTAAATCTTTTAATAATGTCTTCTGCCTGTGCGAGAGGAATGGTAACTAATGGCTCTTTGTATTCAAGACCGTTAGCCTCCATCTTCCTTATGCGTGTCTTTACTCGGGCAATCTGATGCCTTATAAGCGTTTCCCCATCCGTCTTTGGGGAGTAATTATTTGGCATCTTTATCCTTATTAAGAACTTCGTCTTGGAGGTATCTGTCGATACGCTCTCCAATGGTTCTGATATATGGATACTTCTTGCGACACAGTTTTATAAAGTCGTAGAAGCGTGTCAGTTCAGCCTCCTCTTGGAATATGATATGATAAGCAACAACTGGCTTACCAACCCATCCGTGTTCACCGCCTTCGGCAAACTTATCGTCATTCATTGGTTCGTGATTATCCATATTTAGAGTATTTACCGATGAAAGAGCCATTGTCCGTTTCGGTCAATAAGGGAAGGTCGAACTTTGCGGCATAGTGCTGTATGTCTCCACGCTGAATATGCGTCCCACTCTTCTCTGAAGCCCACACAGATGCCTGTCGGGCTGTAAGCCCGAGTTCAAGGCCACGATTGTAGCCTTCCATAATCCATCCGTATCTTGGAGATGGAGACGAACGGTCAATGCCGTCTGGAAATCTAAGATTGTTTTTTCGAAGAAAGCAACGCATTGCACCTTCCGTGACTGAGTGCTTTTCCGAAATACCCACAAGCGTCATATGAGGAAACTTCTTCCAGTCCTCATAGATAGCCCGCATTAACTTCCGCCTTGGTTCGTGGCGGTCTTCTTGTGGTGGTTGTGGTGTTTGTTTGTGGCTCATTTTTATTACTTACTTTCTTTCTTTTCCTTTTTGCTTTCAGCCTTCATAAAGTCTAACTTTGCCTCTGCTGACATTTTATGATACTTATTCCACTTTTCAGTGATGACAATCATATTCAGAGTTGTCTTGAAAATATGAAAGAATGCGTAAGCACCAAAGCAAAAGCAGATTACAAAAACGAACGCCCCCATGTATACGAGGACTGTTGACACTAATGTTATTGCGTCCATCATTTTAAGACTTAATCTGTTGGGCTAAAGACTTCTGCTTGCGGTATGCTTCCCACCGCTTAAGGACTGCGGCACGGCAGACCTCTGAAGGTCTACGCTTGCAGTCTCCTCGGCCAGCCATACCGCCGATGCGACCAAGGATTTTAGCCGCTTCCTTGATTGCTTGGGTTTTCTCTGTGTTGTGTTGCTCTGAGTTCATATGTATGCAAGGGTTTGGGTTTGTCAACCAGACTCACTTGAGTCTTTTGTTTTTCTTCATTTCACGCTTTTGCATACGCAAAAACGCTTCATACTCCGCCTTGTTTTGTGCGTCAAGATTGATTGCCTCCTGCTTTCGCATTTCACGGAAAACCGCAGGGACTTTATAGATAGCAAAGCAAGCGAGGCAGATAATGAGCAAGGTAAAACTTCCGCCAATACCGCCAAGCATACTGTTTGCAAGCGGGGCAAAAACCATTGCAACAACAATGAAGGGGAGAATATACTTGATGATGAAAAAGAAAGCACCGAGAGTGTTTTCTTCGTCAAGTTCTGGCAGTTTCCTGTTTCTTTGTGCGTTGATATTGTCCCGCAGGTGAAGGTATTCTACAAGGGTGTAATCCTTGTAGACGGAAGGGATGAGGGTTGAGTTTTCGGCTTCCGTAATGGAAACTTGAACATTTACCTGTTCATCGAAGTCGGAGGAGTAGTTGCTCATAGAAGACAGTATGTATGGGTTGGCCTTAAAGTCAAGCACTTCCCTTTGTGTTTATGCCAAGAAGTTCATCGCCCTTGTCGCAAGCCAAGACCGCCATCTTAGACCACACACGGGCTTCATCCTCCTTGGACAGTTTGTTGCTACCGATGACACCATACTTGGCGGCAAGGATTGCCGCTTCGGCAATAACATCAATTTCGCTGGATTTTAGAAACTTTGTCTTTGGATTCATGGAAAGTAATTTGGTCATGTCGTCAATATATACAAGCCCAAGCACTTGTCAACAAGAAATATTACTAATAATTGTGCTTGACAACCCAAGCCGTTGACATATACCCAAACGGTATGAGCGATAAAGAAATAATTAGAAAGGCATTCGATACCGTTTGCGTTGCGATGGTGGAACTCCAGAACGCAAAGGCACAACTCGTTGAGTTACACTATAAGGTCGAAAAGGTGGAAGACACCAAAATTGTCCTTGATAGAGTCACCGAGATACTCCCTCCCTCTAGCGATGAGCATGAGGCCGTGTTTATACAGCACGAAAGGGCTAAGATTGACCTCAGAGAGGCGGTGGCTATCACCAATAAGGCAACCATCCAGCACTCGCTCGCACAGGCTCACAACGCCTCTAGCGAGGCTTATTCAGTCCTTAAGCAACTGTAAAGAAAACCGCCTTAGCGGATGCTAAGGCGTAAAAGACCCACCACAGGTCTTATTGTATGACGAGCCACAAACAAACCAACAGTGATTGGGGGGTGTCAACTTTTTCTCTTACGCAAAGGCTTGGCCTTTGCCTTGGAACGCTTATAAATCCGTATGCAAGTGGCAACGCAGACAATAAGACCGAAAACAGAAACACAGACACCTACTAACTCAAAGTTATTAATGATTCCACTGACACGCTCCACGCTAACTACGCCGTCCTCAGTCTGAATCCCCTCGTCCGTAACAATAGCCACCGCACTGTTCAAGTTCCTTAAAGCCGCAAATCCAGCAACAACCGCTGAAGTTGCCATTATCCCTGCCATGCCAAAGGCAAACAGGAAGAACGACTGAGTAGCGATTATAACCTCACTTACGCTTCCTGTTCCTGCTGGTTTTAGTTTCTTTTTCATCGGTTAATCCCTTTGAGAAGCGTTTTTTAATCCATTGCATTAGTTCTGGACTTCCAGCACCAGCAGTAGACATGATTATTGATTTATGCAAGCCAGACAGTTCTGTGCCATAAAGTGCAAAATATGTTATAACTCCGACTATCGCACCAGCGACTATTTTCTTAACCCAGTAAAGAACTGGATGCGTCTCATCGTCAATTAGCATCCGAGCAAGCATCCCAGCACCACCAAGCAAGGACACAATCCAGCCACCACGCTTAAAGTCTTCAGCGGCTCTGGCGAAATCTGGGTCTGGCGGAGCAGGGGGTGGAGGTGACATATTCATATCAAGATTTATCTTGATTTATATCTATGCACTGATTGTCCACCTTTGAGAAGAAAGACTTATACATAAACACCATAGCCATAAGGACACCAGAGCCCCCTGCCACATACTTGAACCAAGGCTCTTCGCCAATAAAAGGCACAGAGCCAATGACCATACCAGTAACAGTGAGAGCCATGCCCGTCTTCTTAAGTATCGGCATGGGCGATATGATTGTCAGCAGTAGTCCAACAGACAGCATACCAATGCCCGCCCAAGTGAATCGCTCCATAGTCTTGGCTATCCGCTCCTGCTCAAGTTCCATCTTCCTGTTTCTGATTTCAATCTCCTTCTCTGCAAGTTTAGCGTTATATTCGGCTTGCTTTTTTGCCTTCTCTGCCTCATACTTTGCATCAGCGTCCTTAAGTTTGTTCCTTAAAGATGCGGCCTCGGCTTGCTCTTTCTCATACAATTTAGCAAGGTCGCCGCCGCCCAAGGCGGCTTCTACACGCTTCTTTACCGTAACCCAGTCCTTCTCCTCAGACTTGCCAGAAAGAGTCTTAGCAAGCCTTAGTTCAGAGATAAGAACATTGTTATTCAGTGTCTCTTGGTTATTCTGGGCAAGGACATAAGATATCCCAATGCTTGCCGAGACCTTTGAGAGCCTTTCTGCGGTAGCCGCATCAAGTTCCTTCTCGGCATTAGAAAGACCATTATTGGTTGCTGGCTCTGGAAGCGGTTCTGCTTTCTTTGAAAACATGGAACATCCAGACATTACAACCATTAACAGGCCGACAGCAGTTAAACTTAAGTAGTTCATTGTATTGTTTCTATTTTAATTAATTTTCCAAGGTCGGCTACTGCTGGTTGTGTTTCAAAATGAAACTCTCCAACTTGCCCTCCAAACTCAGCCCATGATGTTTGAGCCCCACCAAACAGTTCGGCTTGAAGGGAGTTCCAGTCAACCATCGCTATTGCGATGACACTTACTTTGTATTTAAACATAAAATTACGGGTCAAATGCTATAAACTTACCACGGGAATGAGTCATTCCGTTAAAAGAACCAGTTGATGCGGCTGATGTTGCTACCTCTTCTTGCCAGACTACAGCCGTCACATTTGTTTGACCAGTTGGGCCTCCGTTGGTTGTTGCAACTTGAGTTCCGTTCACATAAAGAGTGACCGTCCCAGACCCGTTTGAAATCAAGTCCCAGTCGAATGCCGCACCGTCCGCAACCGTGTATGTAGATGTAATTGATGTGAGCGTAGTGCCATTGTGGGCTTCAAGAGTAAGAAGGCGTGGTGCAGTTCCGCCCGTTGCTCTCCATCCGTAACCTCTTCGTGTAAGAATGCCAACGCCATCGTTTTCCGCCTTTCCGTGATAGAAACCCCAAGAGAATACAGAATCGGTTAGTCCATTGAGGAGAGACCTTCCAGAACACCAAGAAGCATTTGAGAAGTCAAAGAATGATGTTGGATTCGATTTATCTGTCATCGAGAAAGTTTGGTCAACTTGGCTTGTTCCAAAAGTTCTCCAACGAGACGAGCAAGCACCAGCAGTCCCAGTGCGTGTATGAGACGAAATCCATCCACCCTGTGTTAATGAAATAGTTCCAGTGTTTGTTACTTGAAATCCAGCCCGTTGAATCTGAATAATGTTTGGATTCATCATCATCCAGTGAGCCGTATTGGGGCTTAAGAAATTTGTCGTGCTGTTGCTAAACCGTGCCTCGGACGCTGTTGCGGCTGAAGGCACACCCATCTGTGATGCCGTCCTGTTCTTCCATAGACCGTCCGTATCGTAGCCCAAGAAGTTGCCAGCCGCAGGTGATGAAATGGCAACATCGTGAAGTTCGTCCATTTCAAATCCGTTGGCTATGCGGAGTTGGATAGCACCTTGGTTCTGGTGAGCGTATGTAATCGTCCCCAGAAACACCATATGGTTCGGTGCAGACGGCTTTGTAGTCGTCCAACCGCCAGCAACTGTCGGAGATAGGTAAACCTTGTCTCCGTCAGTGTAGCCATCCGTATTCAGTTTGTTGATGAACCCTGCGATGACGATTGTGCCATTGTTGTTATTGGCTATGTCCGTCTGGACAAGCCCATATGTGCCAGAGGATGTTGCTTCTGTGTTTGCTTGAGCCAAGACCGCAAGAGCCTTGTTTCCGCTCGCTCCGCTCAAATAAACGACCTGCCCCTTGGTCAAGGTTGAGCCTGTCTGGTTTCTAACTGTTGCAGTCAGTGATACGGCTGACGCACCAATCTGCACCACATCACCAGCGTCCGTCAGCGTGTAAGCGTTGCCGTTTGTTGTGTTGATGGCAACCTCGCCCGTAACCAACGCTCCAGCGGTTGGTTCGGTTGTTCCTCTTTTAAGTCGAATTGTATTTGGCATTAGAAAGTTCCTCCGTCAATGGTAATATTGTCTATTGTTCCGCCAGTTATTGCAACTGCGGAAGGAATGTATGGGACGACCTGTGTCGCCCCAGTTCCAAAGATAATACCAAATCCGCTGGTAAGCAAGATGTTTCCATTGTATACGGCAAGTTTATTTGTAGAAGTCCCAGAGACAGCACCACCAATACCAACCCTGCCATCAGCACCGACAATAAACGGAGTTGCGTCTGGGGTTGTTTCATCTTCAACGACAAGGCAAGCACCAGAGCCAGTCTGAGTTAGTCTTACAAGTGGCAGTGCAGAACCAGAACCGCTTTTTATTGCAAGTTTTGCATCAAGAACCCAAGGACTTGCAGGATTATTGCTTACCCCGATTCCGACATTTCCGTTGGCATCAATTATTGTAGCATCAGAATCTGGATTTGCTTGGTCTTCGATTACCAAGGAGTATGCTGTTGAGATTGACGACTGATTAGTTATACGAAGAGCGGGAAGCGTAGCCGTTGTTAAGGTAACAATTGCCTGTGGCTGTGTAAATGTATTTCCATTTTGGAGTGATGCAAGAACCTTCCAAGCACCAGTTCCATCACGGAAGTTTAGATTAGCACCACCAGTTGTAATCCAAAGGTCTCCAGCAGTTGTTGCTGATGTGCTTGTCCCTCCGATTCCAATATTTAAACCAGCCGCACCTCCAACAGGTGTAAAGTTTACTTTCCCAGTAAATGTATCACCAGCAATTTTTGCATAAGAATTTAAGTTTGGATACAAGTCTAGCAAGAATTTGCCAGTAGAAGAGTCAAAAACCAATCCATATTTTGTTACGCCGCTTGGGTCAAACGAAAACGAGAAAGCCTTCTCACGGATTAACTCTTGTATTAAAGATGGAATAAGACCACGCTTTACCACTGGCTCGTCATAACTGTTTGACTTATTTTTCGTGAACTCGTAATTAACTGAATTACTGCTCCACATTATGTCGCTCCAAGATGGCATGACAGTTCCAGAATCAAAAGAAACACCAGCACTTGCACTTATCCCCTCTAACAAGTCTTGGTATGTCCAGTTATAAACATCTAAAGATTCGTCAGCATATACGGAAAGTCTATCTCCGTAAGCCTCTGTTCCAAGATACCAATTTGGCACTGTTTGCGTCCAAGAGTGCATACTTGGCCCACTTCTTGTGCCAAATTCAACAACTCCAGTATTTAATCTAAATAAATATTTAGAAAAACTTACGCTTATTGTTACAGTTCCGCTTGATGCATTTCCAAATCCATCATCTTTTGACCAAGTTCCTTGAAAGTATACCATCGGCATCGGCTGATTAGAATAAGGAAACACCCAAGAGTTTGACTCCCTTATTGTTACAAAGTTATTTCCGCCGCCAGAGCCTCCATTGTATATTCTTAAGAAACTTCCGTCAAAATCTGTATGTGGCTCACTGCCTCCGTCAACCTTTTGAAGTTGAAAGAAGTTATGATTATGCCCAACATCCGACTTGTTAGCAAGTGATGTATCAACTTGTAAAGTAGAGTATACGCCAATGTTAGACCTTGCTTGCGAAGCATCCGTTATTCCAGAAAGGTTTCCACTTTTTGTAAGATAATTGCTAAGGTCTGGGTTTGAACCAGAAAGAGATTCCCAATAAGACGGATGTAAAACTGGGTCGTATCCAGCCGCACCAACTGCGACTATCATTCTGTAGATTTTGCCTTCGTAATATACTTGGTTTCCGACAGTGTATGTCAGACCATTGTTATAGTCTGGAATATTGTTTCCGTCAAGTTCAACTGGAGTCCAAGTGCCGTCTTTTCTTGCATACTGAATTCCGTTAATCGGGGCTTCTGTTACTAGTGACGGAAGTTCTGTGGGAGAAAATGTCTGATTATCAATCAAGTCATTTACAATAGTAATCGGCCCTTGGTATGCCGTATGCTTTCCAGCAGAATTACTGACCTCGACCTCTATCGTGGCTGACACGGATGATGCACCAGCAAGAATGTCTTCGACTTCTTCGTTGTTAAGGCTTAAGAAGCCGTATTTAGACTTGAAACCAACAAGGCCAGTTGAGGAAACAGAGAGTGTCTCGACAGGGCCAGATGTTCTGCTAACATCCCAGTCGAAAGGCCCGACCTTTAGTGCCGAGTATGTGCTTCCTGTCGGGGTAACAGAGGTATCATTTATTCCGACCAATGTCAGTTCGTTCAGCAACTCGTCAGATGTTGCGTTGATTGAAATTGGGCCAGTAGTTAGCGTCCCGTTTGAAATTACAAAACTTCCATACTTCGGCTGTGGCTTAATTGAGACACGGGTGATGGCTGGAGATGGATAAGAGATTACTATTGTCGGGGCAGGACTGTCGGTAAATGTCTCTTGATAAGCGACAGGAATAACCTTTGGCTTTATGTGTTGAACATCCTTTGAGGTCGGAGAACCAACAATAATTCTCTTGTTTAAGGTTGTTGATGTTGGTCTTAGGTTTGTTGAGTCGCAAGTTATTTCAGAGCGAACCCCTGCCACATTAAACACAATTCTATATGTAAATCCATTGACAAAAGACACCACAACGCCGCCAGCGGCGGCAATTGATGGCATACTATTTATCAATGAATTTACTGAAACTGGAACTTGCGTTGTGCTTGTAATTGGTGTCAAGAAAGGAACTTCAACAGTATCCCCCCCATATCCAAAAATAAGGTAGCCAGTAGATGGCTTTTGGTCGTTTCTGCCAACGGCAACCCTTACAATAGAGTTTGGCTCAAACTCCACTTCTTCCATGAAGGACAAACCTTTTGATGTAGAAACAAGGTGAACCTCTATTCCGACACTATCACCCTGCTTAAGCGTTGGAAGTATTGCAAGGGATTGTGCCTCCCACCCCGTAAGGAGTGAGTTGTTCTGTCCGTCAATCCAGAGCGTTAGAAGTGGAGTTGGCATTAAACTGTAACTATGTTATATTGAGTGCCGTTGATAGTTTCAACAACAATCGTTGCAAGAACCCAACTTCCGTCTTTTCTTAAATAATATTCACCATTAGATGGTGCATCCGCAAATGTAACTGGTGCTGTGGAAATTTCAGTTCCGTCCGTAAAACTTACCGATGGGACTGTCAATGCACCGACATAGAGAACATCTAAGATAGTATGAGTGTGTCCCGTATCAGACTTAAATCCAAGTGCCGTATTAAACGCTACCTCCGTAACATAATCTCCAGCACTAAAGTTAATAATGTCAGAAATGCTATGAGTGTGTCCATACGGGGTCTTCGCATCAAGGGATGTCTGGAGGTCAATTATGTCAGATATGTCGTGGCCGTGAACTGCGGCGGCCCTTGTGTCTACAAGCAGGTGAATGCTCGTAGTTGACATGAACGGGTCTGTTCCGCTTGCGTTAGCAGAAACAATGGCATCAACTTGGTCTTGCGTAAAAGAACTTACTTCAAGTTGTGCAATTCTTGCCTCAAGAAGCGTGTCTGTCGTTGATAGACCAGAAATATCAGAAGTCCCGACAGCACCGATGTTGTTTCTTGCCTGTAGTCTTTCATTGGCGTTAAGAGATTGGCTCGTATCAAATCTTACGACAGAATCGGCTGGCATCAACTCGCCCCACTGAACCGTGGTATAAGAGTCGTTGTCAATAAGGTCGTTCAGTATATTAACATTTGTCTGGAAAAGAGTCTGCCTTGTATTGTCGGCAAAAATCTCAAGTTCCATGCTGGTCGTAACGGATGTTCTTCCAGCAAGGAGGTCTTCGACCTCTGCGGTGTTTAAACTGAGAACGCCATACTTTGAGTTGAAAGAGATGATACCACCATCGTTTATGTCCATCCCTGCGACAGAGGAGTTAGATGTGGAAATATCCCAAGAGAACCTTCCCGTCTTGATACAACCCCAAGATACGAAGTTAGCAACAAGAGTCAAGGCAGAAACGATTTCAGCGGCATTCGCATCAATCGAGATTGGGAATGTCATAAAGTTACCAGACCCAATAGAGAATGTCAAAAGGAATGTTCCGTCCCTTGGCTCGGGTGCAATAGAGACTCTCCATACGCTTGAGTCTCCAGAGAACGCCTGTTGATGGATAACAGCCACATTTCCCGCAGAAGGAGACTGGCTAACAAATGATGTTATGTTAGCGACAGGTGCTTGCTTGATGTGTATCTGGTATATCTGCTTAATTAAGGCAGTTCCTGTCCTTGCGTTATTAACGCCAATTGAGGAAGATGGAAATAGTTCATTAGACCCAACCGTTAGCGTATAAGATGGAATCTTGGCAACATTAAAGACCACTCGGTATGAGGTGCTAATCTTAGTAACCGTAACACCGCCATCGGCGGTGATTGAGGCAAGTGCATTTAAGGCATCTTGAACTTGTAGTGCGGTTGCCGCAAATCCCAATGATGCTGTCTCACTTGGCCCGTAAGACAGTTTGAACGAACCAGCGGTTGGTGCTATGTCTATAGCACCGATAGCCAGTGTCATCGCCGCTGAAGGGGGGAATTCGACCTCGCTCATTGAGCCCCCTTGGAAGGTGGAAACCCAATGGACTTCAACGCCAATGGTATCCCCCTGCTTTAAGACTGGAATTGTTGCGGAAGATACTGACTGCCAACCAGATAGAAGTCTGCTGGATGCTGAGTCAATCCAAAGGGTTAATGAGGGATTTGGCATTTGATAATGGGTTTATGTCAACAAAATCGCATTTTATTCAAACGAAGAAGCAACTGCCGCAATTCCGATTACAGTCCTTGGGCCAGCCGTATAAGTTGTTTCAGCAACCTTCCAAGGTGTAGTCGAAGAATATGATGAATCTGCGGTATTAAATGTCGCTGTTCTGAACGAATACGACATTGGGTAAAAGACTTTTTGATAATACACATTTGTAATTGTTTCGCCCGTCTGAGGGTCTGTATAAGTAACCTCTTCTTTCTTCCAATACCAACTTTGCTGAGAAACTAAAAACCTTAATGTAAATTTTCTTGAATGGAATGTCGGGCAATTGTAGTATGCATAAACTTCAAATTTTCCTTCATATGATGGAAAAGTATTGTTATTATTCGGGTCTGTATCACCGCCAAAAGCACCAGTGTCGGTTGCGTATGCATTGAATTCAAATCTGTTTAGATAACTAGACGCACTCCAGTTGTGAGGTTCTTGTTGCCCAATTCTAATGCTTCTTGTTACAAGTTCAATTTCTGAGTCTGGTGCTTCCTGCCACATCTCAATTGAAAAACCATAAGACTCAAAAAACACATTTGGATTTGGCTGTCTGTCGTATGCTAAATCTCTAAGAAATGGAAAACCTCCATTACCCAAGAAATAGCCATTTACATAATCAGTAAAGGCCCATTGCCTGTCGGCAATGTCTCTGTATTCCTTTGCAGTTGAACTATTTGTCTTTGCTATCTGTGCTTTATGTATACCCTTCTGTCTATGCTTTTTTCTTCCTCCAAAAGAGTCCTTTTCCCAAAAGTCATAAACTCTTTCATCATAAGGCCCGCCCTCAAAAACAGAAGTAACTCTAGTTAATGAATTTTTATAGTAATTTGAGTATGGAAAATATATATATTCATCTGGGTTCGTATTGCTTGAGTTTCTTGTATTTGAGTCGTCAACAACTTGACCAGTCTTGTTATCAATAGAACCCCAACCTCCACTTTTTTTACGCATTGGGATTGTGAATGTAGTTCCAGTTATCCCGTTTGCCTCAAAGTAAAGTTCCCATGTTCTTATTCCATCATTGTCCTCTTCCTCATTTGGAGGAGCAGTTCCCCCAAAGTATCTTGGACTAGCAAGATATATGTAGTATTTGGAATACTTAGTTGGGTCTCCGACCTCATACCATACCTTGTCCCCTATTTGATATTTTCTTGAGGGACTCCACTCAAGTGCGTAATACTTGTCATATGTCCATCCAGCGTTTTCTGGAGGGGGCTGTGTGTTTGCCTTGACATAAAGAGAGTTGGCCCTGTAACCGCTTGTTATGCCGTATTGTTTGTAAGAAACCTTACTGCCAAATTCATACTTTCCAGCATTATTGTCATTAAGAGACCATTCTGGATATGGCTCTGTTGGTGGTGCTGGCATAGTTAAACATTATACCACTGAAAATACATTATGTTAGAGCCAACCTTAAATCTATTAACTCCAAGGTTTCCAGAAAGATGTATCTGCTGGACAATAACATCTGCGGACGATGATTGCGTTGCAGGGACTCCAATTACTGTCGCAAGAGGATAAGTGCTTTTATTACTACTGTCTTGCGGCAGAGTTGCCACATACTTTATTTCAAGGATGCTTGGGAAGGGCTTATTTCCTTCTGGCGTTGCTTCAATAACAATATATCCAGTCGTTCCAGTGATTCTAAGCAACGGGGGTAGATTATTTGTTAATGAATCTATATACTTCCCGTTTATCTTTGGAATTATACGATTGACAGTTCCAACGCTTACGCCAGCGTAAGCGAGACCTCCATCAATAAAGGCATTTACTTGAAAATTAAACGGAGCAGGGCCAGAACTGCTTGGCATATTGATTCTCATTACCGAGCCACCAGCATAGTTTGCAATCTGATAGCCGTTTCCAAACCTCGGAGTGCTATTGTCAATGCCTTGAATTATCTTACCCATAAACGCTGGCGTAAGCGTTTGGTTTGGCCTTATGCTTGGAAGATAAGCCGAGTGTGGGCTTCTTGTGTTTTGATTGTCGCCGAGTCCCATATTAACTCAATTGTTCATACATATCGACATTGTGAGGCTTACCAAGGACTGATAATGTGAAGTCGAGGTCTACCTTGAATATGTTTGCATATTCATTTACTGATGTGCTGGTTAACAGCCAAGAAAGTTTAGCAACAGATGCGTTGAGGTATGCAGGGCCAAAGGATGGGGTTGCAGTCCACTTGCCGAGACCGCCAATTGACTTCTTGAACCATAACTCCTTTGACTTGGTATAGAAGGAAACCTTGCAAGAACCGCTTGGAGCAACGAACTGTTCAACTGCTGGGACTTTGGGATGCTTTGGGCCGAAACTAACAAAGTAACCCTGTTCGTCAAGTCGAATCTTCGTCTTCTCCTTGTTAGCCATAGTTACCCAAGAGTCAAACTTTGGGTGAAATCGGATGCTCTGCTCTGATGCCGCACCACTCATAGTCCACTCTGGGTCTGTCATAACGCCATTTTCAATTCCAACATATTTTGCAGTAGTGGTGGCTATCCCGTTCCTTCCATATGTAGTCTCAACATCCCAGCAGGTCAGTCTGGCATCGTTTGGATGTGAAGACAATCTTGACACAGGAATATTCGGTGAGGCCGTGCCGCTATGTGATAGTTTAAATATGGCTACACCCTCAAGCAGTCCACGGCCATTGTTGGTGATATTCCAGTCTGGCTGTTCGATTAAACCAGCAATATTTCCGAATGATTGATAAGCCATTAGTGTTAGTCTTTTATGTTTCGTCCTTGTAGTTGAAGTGGGTAGTATTGGAAATTCTTTCCAGACTGACCAGAGGAGTCAAGAATTGCCTCATACATTTTCTTTAGATAATTAAGTTGCTCTTTGTTAATGTCAATAAGATTATTTGTCTCGCTGATACCGCCACCCATACCCGCCTTGGCGGCGTTGGATGAAACAAAGTTATATTGCATTGCCATCAGTTTGTCCATTTCACCAGCCGCTCCAAAGGTCTTCTTTTGAATTACATCTTTTTGCTTTTCCTTTTCTGCGTGTGTAGCCAATGGGTTTTGCTCCATTATGGCAAGTTTTTCCTCTTCACGCTTAATACCCTCAATCTGGAACTCAAGTTCCTTGGTCTGCTGGTCAATGGCTGACACGCCTTTAATCTTGTCAGCATATCTTTCTCTTTCACGAACGGCATCAATTGCCGAAAGTTGCCTGTCTCTGTCAGCGTCAGAGATGACCTTGTTTTGCTCCTTGGCCCACTGGTTAACCTTCATTTCTGCCCGCATTCTTGCTTGAGCGGATTCCTCTGCCTTGTTTTCAAGTTCGTTTTCACGGGCTTCATCTCTCTTGCTTGTGAAGCCTCCAGCCTCGACTGCGGCCTTTTCATCATCAGTAAACCCAAAGCCCTGTGCTTCCAAGTCTGCATACTTATCGCTTCGCTCGTTTGCAGTCATTCTAGAAAGTTGCAACTTTGCAAGTTCTTTTTCTGCCGTAACTTGTTTCTCTGTGGCAACTCTTGCCTCAAGCATATCTTTAGCAATCTGCGGGCCACCTTCAAGCATGATACGCTCTCTGTCAAGGGCAAGCCCCTGCTTCTTCAGTCTGTCCGCCTCACGCATATCCTCGACTGCGTTTGAGTCCTGTCTGACATCCCCCTTTTCGTCTGGGGCTAACTGTAGTTCCCTCAACTGTTTTTCAAGTTTGAGTTGCTCTTCCTTCTTTTTGTTAAAAGAATCCTGTATGCCATATAAAACCTTTAAATCATTTGCAGTATCCTTGCCGTCTTTTCTTTTTTGTTCTATTAATTCACGCTGTCTTCTTGCTTGGTCTGCTAACACTTCTTGTTGCAATTTAAGTTCTTTAAGTTCAGTTTCAGCCGCTTCCTTTGTTCCCTCCATACCAAGAGACTCTCCAAGGGCCATAACCGAAGCACCCCCTTTAAGGAGTCTCGATTCCATGTTTTTAACATCTTTGGGGTCAAATCCCTTGACCATTCTGGCCGCTCCATGCTTTATTCCGCTTGTTTCCATTGTCTTAAGCATTTCGGACTCTCTCTCCTTGTTCTTCTGTTCCATTTCCTCATCAGACAATAAACCGATTAGATTCTGACCCTTATCAACAAGCCATGAAAGGCCACTCGACGCCGCTTGTATTGCCATTTTCACTGAACCAATTATTATTTCAACAAGCCCCATGATAACATCAATAACTACACCAAAGAACATCTTTGCACCTTGAACTACGATTGCAATAACTTGAACAATAACCCCCGCAAGTGCGGCTACGAATCCATAAATCGGCTTTAAGTCTTCGTTGATTTCGTCTAGGGCATCAAGCGTTTCTGAGTTATTTTTTGTTAGTGCATCGGAGTATACATATGCACCAGAAGCCGCCCCATCGGCGGCTTCCTTGCTTCGCTTAAGCATATCAACGACAGCATCTCCATTGCCAGCATACAACTCAGATACAGCCGCAGAACGCTCTCCTTCATCGCCGAATTTTCTTAGTCTTGCGTTAATTGCTTCAAACGCAACATCAGTTCTGCCAGACCAAGAAATGATTTCCTGTTGGCTAAATCCGAGTTTCTGAAGCGTTCTTGATGCGTCCATCCCCGGCCTAGTAATAGCATTGTTGATTGACTTTTCCAAAGCACCCATTGCCCCTCCAAGCCCGTTTGCATCCATACCAAAACTTTTAGCAACCTGTCTGAGTTGTCCAAGTTTATTAATTGGTATGTCAAATCTTGTTGACATTGTTATTATTTCCTTGGACTCATTTACAAGTTCTTGAGCCCCCTTTACGACAGCCATGATGGCCTCTTTCATCAGATTAAAGACATTGAAGGACTTTAAAAGTTTACCAGTAAAGGCATCCGCAAGTTTTGTTGATGCGTCAGTAAGATTGCCAAGCGTTGCTTGGGCATTTATGTCCTTAATCTTAAACCATGCTGTCCATGATGCTCCAGCCATTATCGTTTAATGGCCTCCCTTGCCATTTTCTCTATTTCTTCAAGTTCAGCCTTGTCTTTCTCAACCCTGTCTTCTTCATCAGTTGAAATAACATCAATTTCGCCAGACTCCTGTGAGGCAAATCCAATCGAATACCATATTGCTCTTGAAAATGGCATATTCCAAGCATCCTCTTCTGAGAAGTTAAATTTTGTCATTAAAAGTGTGACAAGAGATAATGTTGGTGGAATCTTTTCCTTCTTCTTTTTCTGAGTGTTTTCGCTTCCGCTTGTAGATACCCATATTTTAGGAACAGACATTGATTCCTTCATGTATAAAACAAATTCTTGGAAAGCATTTGCTTGTGATACGATGCTTAGTGTTAAAAGATTAAACCTTAACTTTTGACTTAACGGTATGTTTGATGTTGCGTCATACCAGTTTGGAGTTGAGCAGACTCTGATTGCTATGATTAAATCAAATACGCTCGGAGTCTTGTTCTCTGGATTGTTAGAAGAGAATGGAGACTTTAATGCCTCAAGGGTAATCATGTGGCGACAGCAAAAAGCATCAAGGTAGACTCCTGCTACCTTGTGCTTCTTTGGTGAGAGAAACGCTGTTAAATATCTAGCATCCACGGCTTAATCAGCCGCAGAGGCTTAGAGGTTTACAGCAAGACCAGAAACATTCTCGTAAGCGGTGGCCTTGATGTCGAGTTTAACGAAATCCTTAGAGCCAGCCGAAAGAGAAATGTCAGTGATTACGCCAGTGTCGCCTTGGAGAGAAAGAAGGCTTCCGACCTTTGCAATTGTTGTTGCTGTTGCCTTGATTCTTCCAGAAACAGAAATCTCGACACGAACATCAGACATACGAAGTCCTTGAACAATGCCATCCTGTCCAATGATTTCATCGGAGGCGGCATACTTGACGCTTCTTGAATAAGAATCAACGAGAAGTCCAACAATAACAATGTCGTCAACGCCATACTTAAGGATTGTTCCGTGGGTGACAACGCTTGGAAGGATGCCCTCAAACTTTGGAGGGTTTAATGAAAAGTCTTCAGCCATTTTAGTTTATGTTATTTTTTGAATTGATTGGCAACGGCCTTGACGGCCTCAACTTTTGAGGACTTGGCATTCTTCACGCCAGCAATGAAGCCAGCGACTCCACCGATTACGAATGAAATAAGGGCAATAACCATATGCGAATGGCTTACTGTCAACTCGGTTTAATTGCTTGACAATTCTTAGAGGATAGCCATACTGTCTTTTATGACCAATAAAGAACATTGACTGCCCGTAGTCCATCCCGACTGAGGGTTCTAAAGGCAAGGACGCTTGCCGAGAGGGGTTAATCGCAGGGATAGCGGTTAACCCTTCTTTATGTCTCTGGATAAGGGCTGTAGTTGCAAACGCACTTATATGTGATTGATGTAGCAAGTTTACGCTCTGCGTATTCCTCGATTGTATTTGAGAAAAATGTATCGTAAAGGTGTAGATGTTGAATTACTGACTTTTTTCTTGAGTCACGCTCATTCATCTTTCGCAAGCACTTGTCAACAATGTCTTTATGCTCATTGACAGTCATATCGTCAATGTTTGTTAAAACAAGTATATCAAAGGTTATCTCAAAGTTTGTCATAGCGTCTGGATGCTCAACCGCAAGAGTAGCATCACCGCCATTGATGATTATGCATGGGAGGATTCTTTCCTCAAGCCGTGTTGACTCAAAGATGTTAACATTTGAGTTCTGGAAAACCTCATCTAGCCTTACTTTGAAATTATACTCTAATGCTCTTTTTACGCTCATAAGTATGTAATACTGTCAAGCATTGTTCTTTGTTTCAAACCCAGTCGCCTTGACGGCATCATCCCATATTTGGGAAAACCATAAATTCATTGTGTCATGCCTTTTCTTAACTGCCGCCCTTGGGGAAGGATTGTTCATCCAGTTCCCAATATTGGCATAGTCGTTTGTAATCGAAATTGATGTTTCGCTTTCACTGTCTTTTACTTCAACGCTACCCCTTCCCTTGTTTTGCAACCAAACGACTCCCGTCACCTTCTTGGTTCGCTTGTCTGGTTTGTTGCCAAGAGCCTTGGCCGCAATCATCCATCCGCCAGCCATCAACCCCACCCTTGTCGCAACACTATTGTTGGTCATTAATGTCTGGATGCTCTGCGGCTTTCTAACATAAATTGGAGGTTTTTTACTGCCTTTTGGCTTTCTTCCCTTTTTCCACTTATATAGCATTTCAAGGTCAGCCCTGTCTTCAACCTGCTGTCTACCAAGTCCATCTGGAGTTATGCCACCTCTACGCATGAATTCTTGTAAAACATCAGCCCACTTCTTTTGGGAAATAAGAGAGTTTATTGTTTTATTTGTGCTTTTGAATCCATAAGCCTCACATGATGCCCAATCTTGATTTAAAAGATATTGACCAAATGTTCTGCTCTTGATTGGTCTAAATGCAATACCAACTGTTTTTTGATGGTTTTTCATAACCTTATCAAAAGACCAAGCCATTGCCGCTCCCTTTGTTGAAAGGGGGAGTGAGGACTTAATCAAGTCATGGCACATACCAGTGGCGTGTTCAGTGAGGAATACCTTTGCAAGTTCTCTATACTTGTCCTTTAATGCCCGTGTAGCGGGCATATAAGACTCCTCTATCTGGACAACGCCAGTCCCACGCTTATTTACCGTTGTTGTCATTACTGATTGGACGCTATCACGAACACATCAATCCAAGGGCTTGGCGGCCTTCTAGTGACCTGTCTGATGGTATACTGGTCGTTGTATATGTTCATCGACTCCCCGTGCTTTGGAGGGGCAAGGAAGTAGACAGACCCCTCTTTGGCTAATAGTCTAACCCTGTATCCAGACTTATACACAAAGCCACCATCCCCCAGCGTTTCCTCGATTGGGTTTGTGTCTATGAGTGCGATTACGCTTTGGTTGCGAAATTTGATTTCACGACCAAACTCAGTTAAAAATTCATTGCCGTCTGCGGCTATCTCGTCCCAAAGTGACATAAAAAAGGGTGGCGTTTCCGCCACCCATTGTTACCTGTCAATTAAGCAGGAGGTGGGGTATAAGACAGGCCAAGTGCCTCAATTTCAGCCATTAGTTCAGCCTTTGTGGGCTTCGTAACGACAGAGAGGGCGGTCTTAGCCTTGCCCCCGTTCTTGAGTTCGCTCATGCCATATACCTTCTTCTGGGATGGGTTATAAAACATAGTCCATCCAGCAGGTATGGTGATATCAATTAGTGTATTCATGGGTTAAGAAAAAGTGTAGTATCCTCCGTTGCCATCGGAGTAGTAATAAGTGTAAATATCAGTCATGCTTCCATCGTCATAGTAAGACTGTGAGCCAAAGTAAGTTCCGTATGAGGCATATGATGTTGATGAATCGGTGTAGTATCCTCCCATTCCGTCATGGTATTCTGTGTATGAGTAAGTTCCGTTTTCATACTGAGTTCCGTTTATGTCTATGTAGTTTGGATAACTATCGCCATTACCCGTTGGTTCTCCGTATGAAGGATATCCGCCACCTCCTCCAGTATATTCGCCTTGATAATAACTGCCCTCTCCATTTGAGTAATAATTATAGTCGTTGCAATTTCCGAGATACTGACCATACTCATAATAACTATTTCCGCTTTCCGAGTAAGTTCCTCCCATGCCATCTGCATAAATACTGTAGTCGCTACTTCCGACCTGCCAATCGCTACATCCAGCATTAGCATATATTGGAGAACTATTCCCTTCAATGTATGTTCCATATGCTGGATATTCGCCACCCCCACCCGTGTATTCGCCTTGATATGAGCCACCTTGGCCGTCCGCATAGTAGTTGTAATCATTGCAGTTGCCAATTGAAGTTCCGTAAGAATAGTAATTATTGCCGCCGCTTGTGTATGTTCCACCCATGCCGTCAGCGTATGTAGTAGAACTGTAAGTTCCAGTAGTGAAACTTCCGCAACCAACATCAACAGTATAGTTTCCGCCATCACTGCTTAACTCAGTGCCATAAGGCGGGAATGCGTTGACTTCTTCCGTATAATAACTTCCAGAGCCGTTTGTATAATATCTATAAGTAGAGTCCTCTGTCAATAGAGTTCCGCTCGGAATATATGAACTTGAAATCTCAACTCCACTGCTTCCGCAGTTTCCATCAGCGATAGTGTCTTCGTATTGATACCCGACAGTATATGTTCCTGCGTTAATTATGATGGTTAAATCGGTAGTAACTCTTCCGATTGAAGTTCCAGCGGCTGGGCAGTTGTTTGTCTTTGGTTCAGAGTAATAACTGCCAGCACCATCAGAGTAGTAATAATTGTCAAGTCCATCGTGAACCTGTTGTCCGTTAGGAACATAAACCATGCCCGTGCATTCACCCCAGATAACATATCCATATCCATCATCCATTCCACGCTTCGTGTTCGTTCCAAGAGTAACGCTGACACCCTCAATCTGAACTACAATTGGTTCTGCACAATTCTCGTAAACGCTAAACGGATAAACAATAGTTGGGTCACACTCATCTGTTGCTCCACCATTAACAGGGTTTATAAGCGGTCTCCTCACTGAGCATGGAGGGGGAGGAGGTTGGTCTGGCGTTTCTGCCTCAAACTTCCAGACAACCGTCCCTTCCTGCACATTGTCAATTCTGCCAACCCAAGCACCAGAATGAATTCTTTCATCTCCATCGACTTTATATGTAACTAAGTATCTACCATTTGGAATTGGTTGCCCAATTTGGTCTGTTATTGAAAGGTCGTTATCAAACTTATATGGAGCATCCCCAACAATATAATTAACCCAAGTTGTTTGATACCTTCCATCTTTATCTTCTCTTCGCTTCACGCCAGTCTCTTTCACTTCTGTCGTTCCACCATTGCCATCCGCAACTATATATGTTGTTGGGGATTTTGTAATATATCTTGGATTATAATAAGGGCCGTATGCAGTTCCTCCGAAATCAAGCGAATATATTGTCTTTGTTTCTATTTTAAATTCACTGATAATGTCTTGGAAGTCTATCCTGTATCCATTGGGGTAGAAACATGGGCTGTTTCCTTCTCCAGTCGTTTGATGCTCAATTCTTCCGCTAGAATATCTTTTTACGGTTTTATTTATATAAGACCCGTTAAAGACAGTTCCATCTCTGTCGTATCCCAAAACAAATCCACATTCTTCCGTTGTAGATAAGAGAGTGTCATTAGCATCTGCAAAAGGGCTAGACCCGTTGGCTAACTGATTGACATTGAATGCCATCCCCTTGCTTGCTCCATCATTTAATCCAGTGCTTGAAATTGGGGGGGCTGGCGGTGGCAATGTAACATTAGTTGTCCAAGCGGAAGGATGGGTAACTGGGCCGTATCCGCCAGCCCCGATGAAGTTAATTAACTTGTAAACTGTTCCGTTGAGTTTAACTAATGCTCCAGTGCCATATGTTGCCCCGTTGTTATATTCTGGGATAGAGTCTGAGAGATTACCAAAGTCTAAACTAGCCTTGGGTGCGGCATAAAGGTAAGCCACGCCATCCGTGGTTATCGTCTTGTAGAAGTCCTTGGCCTCGGACATTGTATTGAACTGCTTCACATAGCCGCCACCATCGGAATTGACGACTATAATAACTGGATGATTTGGTCTATATGCCATCAGAGTGTTAATTCAATTGGGTTCGGGTTGCCAATAGCAGACTTTCTCTTTGATGGCGTAAAATAATAATAAGCATCTAGCCCGTCTGAAATCGCCTGTTTGTAAGCAATCTGACATTCGGTAGAGTTTTCATACTGCTTCACCTTGATTGTATTGTCAAGATTAACTATAATCAATGTTGAGTATTTTTTGATATACATATACCAATAAAAAGGGGTGGCTTGATGCCACCCCTTGATATCTGTCCACCGATATTGTTATTCTAAGTCGATAGCCACATCCGAAGATGTTGCTTTCGGGTTGAATGACTTTCCAGAGAACTTTTCCTTTGTCTTAACAACCCATCCGCTTTGTTTGGCTTCCTGCTTAACTTCCTGTGCTTCGGCTGGCTTATTATAGACCATCTTAGCCAACTCCTTTGTTTCAGCCGCCGACTTGCACCGCTTGTCGGCTACTGGGTGCTGATAGAAGTATGCTTCCTTGCCTTCTTCACGGGCTTTAACGAAATCATTGATTCCGACTTGGCTATCCTTCTTGTCATACGCTTTTGAGGTAAGGTTTCCCTTCGCATCAACTGTAACAAGGAACGAGAATGTTTTAGACATATTGGTATGGTGAGTGGTTTGTGGCTGGTGTCAAGGACTAAATTAGTCCCACTGGTCGAGATTTGTCGGAATAGAAACCGTATCATCTCGATGGAACTTTGTTGGCTGGGGCTGTTCAAAAAGTAGAACCCGAGTGTTGGCATTGCCAACTTCGACCTTGAAAGCCTGTCTAGCATCCTTTACATTTGAGAAAATGTAAGAATCACGAGAAACAGTGTCTAGAACGGGGTCGAATCTTTCAACAATAATTAACGAATAGTCTGGATGAGCCATTTGTTCTGGACTATTGTCAACTATACAAACAAAAGACCCCCATTTCTGGGGGTCTCGTTAGTTATCTAACCTTTAGATTAGATAGCGATAATCTTACCGAGAGTGCCTGTCGAACCAATCTGCACACCGTAAAGGATGCTCATCGACAGTTTCTGCTTGCCCGAGTCACCATCATACCATTCACGGACTTGGACGGTAAGGCCAGACTTTTCGTCTGTGGCCGAGGCGACATTGCCATACCAGTTCTGAGGAAGGGCTGGCTGGCGTGTGGCGATAAGGATGGACTCTGGGGTGCAAGCGATGCCCTTCATGTTGGCAACGGAAGCAGGGAGAGCGGTATACTGATTGACTTCGAAGCCGTGGATACGGGGCAGAAGGTTCTCAGTCAGAGGGGCATTTGTGCCAGACGCATACTGGGCAGAAATGGCGTTGTCCTTAGCGAGTGATGTGTAAAGCGAGGGCTTGACAATCAGAATGCGGTTGGCTTGAGGAACATTGCGGTTCGTCAGAGCCTCGGAGATGGAAGCCACAGCGTCAGCATCGAAGGCGGCAACTGTGCCGTTGTAAGCGTGGACGGTGGGGTTAGTGACAGCATCCCAATCAAGACCATCGACCGTTTCACGGTAGTTGGCGTTGGTGACGAGGGCGAAGATATCATCAAGGACGGCCTTGGAGACGGCGTGAGCCGCAGGACGGATGAAGGTGCGGCGAAGCACATCATAACCACCCTTAGCGACTTCACCATCGGAGAAGCCCATCACGAAGCCTTTATGCTTGTCGAGGGTGATTTTGCGTTCCAGAGACTCAACATCAGTGACTTGGTAGCCGTTAGCACCAATGTCAGTGATTGTCGTGACTGGAGAAGCGATGCGGGTAGCAACGGTTTCGCCACGGGTAGCGATTTCACCGCCGAAGTTCGTAGTGAACTTAGAGATGAGTGGGAACTCAGCAAGGAGCGTTGAAAGCGAATCCTGTGCGATGAGATTGAGGTTAATGCCCCCAATTGCGTTAGTGCCAAGTGACATAGTTTATAAGATGTATTTTTGAGTTACAGTTTTTGGCTACTGTCAACCGTCACAAATAAAAGAGCCCCTTTCGGGGCTCTGTTTTTGATTCATTTAAGGCTTACTTCCCGCCCTTTTTAGCGGCCTTACGAGCGGCGGCTTTTTCCTTGCTTCGGCGAACCTTTTCCTTCTTTCGAAGTTGCTTGGTTCGGAGAGCGACCTGCTTCTTGCTTTTAAGGGGCTTTCCGCCAGTAACTGCTCCTTGGTTCTTGGGGGTCATTACGCCAAAGCCTCTTGGGAAACGAGGGGCTTTACCGCTACCCGCACCACGGGACTTCTTCTCAGCACCATCCTTAAAGACTCGCTCAGAACCACGCTTAAGGGCCACACCTTCCTTGCCGAAGTCAGACTGGACTGGGCGGAATGTTGGCTTCATCGTGCCTTCCTTACGACCAAGGATTTGGTCACGGTTATCAGCAGTCACCTTAACTCGCTCAACCTTGCCGTCTTTGCCCTTGATGGCAATAATGTCGCCATTCTTGACAACATCGCCCGCTCGGCTTGGCTCAATTTCGCCAGTAGACCGACCAGCAGTTCCGAAGTTAGAATTGGTAACAACGAGTTGTCCCGTCTTCTTGCCTTCACGCAGTTTTGCGTTGTGAGAGCGAACCTTAGCGGCTCGGGTTAGAGAGCCGTCAGCGGCTTGATAGAATGTTCTTCCTGCCATATTAGTGTGTGTTTGTTAGTGGGTTGAGGTTGTAACTATGCACAACCCCTCCCCGTTGTCAAGCGTTAATTAAGAACGCTTGGAACGGAGGATGGAAGAGGCGTGACGCTCAATTGTCTGCTTGTTAGCCAGATAGAACTTACGCTGTTCAACGCCAGCAAGGGCTTCGAACTTCTTATAGATATCGGAGTCGGTTTCAGCGACAACTTCTTGGTCAACCGAGATGGCGACCGCTTCCGTGCCTTGCTTGGAGACGATTTGAGCGGCCTTAGTTTCGACCGTGCTGGCTGACTTCTCAAGAGAGCCGACCTTAGCCATAAGGGCTTCAAACTTATCTTCCAGAGCCTTGTAAGCCTTGGTTTCGAGTGCAACTGCCTGTGAGACAGCGACTTCCGTGGAAGCCTGTGGCTTCGAAATGGTCAAGGAAGCCAGTTTTTCAAGAGCCGCTTCAATTTTGGAGTTAAGAACTTCAACAGCCGAGGGAGCAGGGGCTTCAGAAGCGACAGGAGCGGAAACAGTCGTTTCAGCAACGGGAGTCTGGACGACTTCTTCCGCTTGAGGGGCTTCGGTTGTTTCTTGGGCCGAGGGTTCTGCACCATCGACGATGAGTTTCTTGTCTGACGCATTGTTACGAGGTTTGCCGAGAGGGTTTTCACGATGACGCTTCTGGTTCATCGGAGCATTGACGGTCTGGTTCTTGTTGATACCACCGAGTTGGTTGGCGGCTTCTTTTTCGCCTTCATCTTCGGATTCTTCGTCTTCCATTTCGCCACCGTCTTCAGCCTTCTTTTCTGGCTCAGACTTGACTTCTTCTTCCTTAGTCATTGGCTTTGGCTTTTCTTCAGACTTCTCTTCCTTGGAGTCTTCCTTCTTTTCGTCAGCAGGAGCATCCTTCTTGTCTTCATCCTTCTTGGGCTCAAACATAGCACAATACTTGGCTTCCATTTCTTCAACCTTACCGCCCATAGCCTTATGGTAGTCCTTGATGTTGGTGTCCATCTCCAGAACCTTCTTCATGGCTTCTGTGAGGTTTTCTTCCATCTTCTTCATACGCTCAGTGTATGTGTTGTTTTCACCAGCAAAAGCGGTGAACTTTTCCTCAAAAGCCTTAGTCTGGGCTTCCTGTGAGTCGAGGAGTTGCTTGAGGAGATTGTCAATGGATTTGCTCATTTGAATATTATGATTGTAAATGTTCTATTGTCAACCGAAAATGCTCGGTTGCGTATGCATTAGATGCCGATTTTGGCCGCTAACTTGGACTGTGCAACTGACTGCATCATAGCACGATTGGCCTTGATGATTTCCTTGGCTTGCTTCCATTCATCCACAAGCGTGGTAGCCATTCCAATTCGAACGGCTTCATCGCCGTAGAAGGACTGACCTTGGAGGTTTGCCTCGTCCACGAAGGCACGAACGGACTTAACATCACGGATAAACCTGCGGTGAAGTTCAATAACTTCATCTTGAAGACGCTGGAATTGCAGGTCTGTGAGGGGGAGGTGTTCGACCCCTGCCGCTTTGTATTCGCCAGACTTAATTACCGTAATTTTGACACCATCTTCTTCATATTTAGCCGATAAGTCCTTGACAACCAGATAGATACCGCAAGCACCAATGCTTGAAGATGGGGTAACAATGAATCTATCGCACTGCGAGGCGAGCCAGAATGCGGCAGAGCCGCAGTCGCCTTCACAATATGCAGTAGTGGGCTTAGAAAATGTTCTAATCTTCTTAGCGACTTCTTCCAGACCTGTTGTAGAGCCACCGCCAGAATTAAATTTAAATACAACATCTTTAACATCGTCACGCTTTTCCCACGCATCGAGTGTGCAGGAAATGTCGCAAAGGTCTGAGCATCCAAGCATACGCTCGACTTTAGTCAAGCCCTTGCCGATAACGCCATTGACCTCAATGCAACCGATATTATCATCAACCTTTGGTTCAATGAGTTCGGAGAAGAAATTCTCCATATCGTTGGCTGAAGAATCCTCATCACCCCAAGGCGATGCCGCTCTGCGGTTTGACGAACGACCCTTCTTCTTCTCATACTTATCCGACCAAGCGGACATATGATATGCAATATCTGGGTTAGATAAGATTAGATTTGCGTTATCAAGGAAAGCCTGTGCCTTCAGCGGGTCAATAAGCATCGGCCTTCCAGCCGCAATTGCATAACATAAGTCGTTTCTAATCATATATTTTAGCCGTAGAAGGATTGGTCAACAGGCCGTGATAGCCCGCCGTTCTGTTTTGGTATAGCGTCAACTGGCATTTCTGTTTTTTCTACCGCAGAAATGCCCTTTGAAACTTTTGGTTCGGCTGTTTCTGGCTCGCCCTCACCAACCCTGTCCTTGATTTCGTCATACCCCATGTCTCCTGCAACATCTTTGGTCTCAAAGACAGGCTTGCCGTCTGGGCCGATGATTGGTTTACCATCTGCGTCCAGTTTGGGTTGCATATTGCTATTTGTGTTTCCTCCGCCCTGCGGAGAGAAACGGAAGAGGTCTTCTCTTGACAATCCAGTGTCCTTGGCTAACTTCTCAAGGAACAGGAAGTTCTTGGCTCTCTTACGCATGGACTTCTCATACTGATAGCCACGCATCGCAAAGTCGTCTTCAATTGTAACACGACCCATTTCAAGGTCGGCTCGTTCATTGGCTGAATCACGGCCAGCATCAACGGTGACGGGCTTGGTCGTCATCCAATCAACCTTCCACCAGTTACGAGCAGAAGGGAGGTCGCCACGGGAAATCTTAGTTCCAAGCCAATACTTAAAGTATTCATTAAGGAATCGCTTTATGATGATATTCTGACGCTTTGCGAAATATCGTCCAGCCTTGGCTACGACAAGGCGGACTGCACTGCCGCCAGCCTTTGTTGGGTCTGCAAGGAATTCGTAAGGAAGTGAACCGAGAACGGAATCTCGTCTTAGATGTTCAATGAATCCAGTAAATGCTGTTGTTGGTCGGGCTGGTTGGTGGGCAATTAATTCTTCATTTGGCTGAAGAACGGCGGTTACACCGCCGAGAATGCGGTTCATCTCGGTAGTGTTGCTTGGTTGGGTGCTATTGGTTGGAACACCAAGACCAATGTCTCCATTGTCTGGCCCAAGTTCGTGAGTCTTGAGGATTCGGCTTATACGGGCGTTGTCCTTTGCGGCGACCTTCTCCATCGCAAGCAAGTCCATCTCGTCTCTGAGGTTCGTTATGGCGTGTTGGTGAGGGGGATACGCACGGGATGCTGTCGCATGACTAGCATCGTAGATGTGCATCATGGCGGATGCTGGAACTTGGCTAAACTCCCCATTTGACTGCTTTACATAATAGATGGTAGGAACTCCAAACTTATTATACTTAATGCCGTCATTGATAGTCGTATCGCTAATCATTGTCGGAGGAGTCTCAATTCTATGAGTTTCGACAATCTGGAATTTTGGAATACCGCCACGCTTGGCCTTAATTGCAAAGATTTCGCCATCTCGGTCAAGTGCTTGACAGATTATATAAAGCGATTCTAACATCGAAAACCGACCCGTAACCTCTGGGTTCTCGCATTCCTGCTCCCATTCAGCCTCAATGAGCGACTGCCAGTCAAAATCTCCACCATTGGCTTGCATATTTATGCCATCGCCAATCGTGTAAATAGCCGTGTCAGAAATCATCTGACGGAACAGGCCGTTATTCTTTTCAAGCCAGCGAGAAAGACGAACCATCTCTCGTCTGACCGAATCCGTCATCTCCGCACGGAAGTCCGTGGGGGGAGGAGCGTCTACTCGGGTTCTATGGACAGACTGCCTTGCAGACTCCCATGCTCCCATATACGCTTTTGGGCGTATGGCATTAGAGATAGCCAGTCTGGCTCTCTCAAAAAATCCGAGTGGTTTCTTTTGTGGTTCGTTCATCTGTCTACTTGTCGGTTATAGTTCGTGTAAAGTCCTCTAACTTGCTTCTTATCAAGGAGTTCCAGAGCAAATTGTGCTTCGTGGAGGGTTTCTTTGGGGGATAGTGCAAACTGCTTAGATGCACTTGTAACCCCATCTCCATAAGACATAATTGTTTTCCCCTCAAGAATCAAGGCAACAGCCTTATCTCGCATTGCCTCGATTGTGGCACGGGGAAGACCAACAAATAATCCGATTGCTGACATAAGTGTTGGCTTATGTCAACAAAAGTTATTTATGAGCGTTTCTCAAAGCGTTTCTTAACTTCGTCAATCAACTTATCGACACGGAGGCTTTCCTCTGGAGCGACATACTTCTTGTGAATTTTGTCGGTTTTTGTGTCTTTTGGGTTGAAAAACGAGCCATCGTCTCGCTTTGATGTATCTTTATCTTTTTTATTAGTCATT